ATTTTAATGTTGCTTTACTGTCTCCGTCACGTTCTACTGCTAATAGTCTTAATCCTTCAATTTTGTTTGTCATTATTTGTTCTCCTTAAATTCGATATTGTATTTTTTTAAATAAGTAACTACTCTCTTGTAGTCAGTTTCATTTGTAAGTGTGATTACAAAATTATCCTTTTTAATTTCTTCTCTTACTTCTTTTTTAATTTCCTCTCTAACAACGTTATTTTGTTCGTGAGACTGTCTTGCTAGTGTCAAAGCATTATTTAACCTACCATTACTTACAAGCTCTAAATACTCATTTAAAACTCCCTTATCGTCTGTAAGAGATGTTAGTATTTCATATTCATTAGATGTTCGTTCTATGAATTCAATAATAGCGACCTTATATTTATTAACGCTTGTGCTAAGTTTAATAGGGTTGTAACGTAAGAATGTTTCAAAGCCGAATAAAGAATAACCATAAGAATCACTATATCCTTTAAACTCTTCTAAAACTTCTGTTTCTAACTGTTTTTTACGTTCTTCATCGATTCTTTTATTCTGATCTCTAACAATTGAATCTGCTTCTAAAATTTTATCGATTAAATATTCTGCTTGTTCGTTCAGTGTGTCAAGTTGACCTAATACCACTTTTTTAGCTTGTGTTTTTAAGTTTTTAAGAGATGAAACTTTCTTATTAAGTTCTGCTACATACTTCTTGTTAGCCGTTAGTGTTTCTTCTGTCACAACCGTTGCTTTTGAAGTCTCAATAAATTTATTAACCTCATCTTCAAGTGATTTCATATAATCACTGTCTATTTTAAATCCTATAAGTTTTGGGATAATATCCACTGAAGACTTAATTTCTATTAATTCATGTTCTACCATAATATCCTCCTAATAAAATCTACTACTTTTATGTAATTCTATATATTTGCTATCTTCACTACGTCTATTAAGTAAGTAAAAATCATAGCTATCTTGTTTACTAAGGTGTCTACGTGCATTTTTAATCACATCATAGCCGTATTTACTTTTGTCTATTGCTTTAATTTTGTATTTGTCGTAATTAGCTTCTATGAAAAAATAGTCATAAGTTCCGTTACCTAAATTACAGTCGTAACTGTGTTCTAATGTGTTAGTGTCTGTTGCATATATTCCGTATTCATCATTATATTTGAACACTATTCCCTGTGTTGGGACGTTGTGAACACAGTCAAAAGGTTGTAATGTTATTGTTGTATCTTTTAATTTAACGTTGTATTGCACATTGCTTCTTACAACAATTAAAGATTCATCTTTTAAAAAGTCTTTCAACGCTTTACTGCACATTATTTTAATTTTAGGATGGTATTTTCTGATTTGTTTCAAAGTAGCTTTTTTAACGTGGTCGGTGTGTTGGTGCGTTAGAAATATCATATCTACATTGTGTAAGTATTTACTGATTTTCTTATAAGAAAGTCCGATATCAACCATCATTCTTTCAATAATTACACAGTTTCCATCCGAACCACTGTTGATTATTTTGTATTCCAATTAATCACCTCATTTCTTTTAATAGTTTTCTTCCTTCTTGAATATATTGAATCTTAATTGAGTGATCTGTAGAAACTTCTATATTCTCTACTATCAACTGTAAGAATTTACGGTAAATGTTCTTTTTTCTGAATTTACTACTTTCTATGTTGAGACTCTCTGCAATATCTTCATTATCAAACACATCTTGATAGAAATATCTACCGTTTTCTACAAATACATTTCCGCTGTCTTTTAACTTACTTAATGCAGACCTAATAGTTTGTTCTTTAGTGTCTGGAAAACGTCTGTAAAAGTCGTGTAATGTTAGTCCGTAGTCTTCTTCTTTCAAATATTCAATGATGTAGTGACTAACTCCAGTATTCTTCCTCATTCTTAAAATCCTCCATTTTATAGACCATGTTGTCTAAAATATCAATTACTTCTCTTATCTTTCTACGTTCTAATGATTCAAAATTTGCATAATCTACACAGTCTGCAAGCTTGTTTGCAGTGAAGCGTAAATCTTTTATGATGTCGGAATACTTTTTATTTTCCATAGATTATTTCTCCTAACATATCTAATGCATCTTTAACCAAGTGATCAGGTACTTTTTTACCGTTAATGAGAATGTGTTCAATATCTTTTTCGTTTAAAAACTCTTTCTCTTGTTCATTTAATAAAGAATTTAACTTATCAAATACAGCTATCTCTTCTTCTTTTTCGTTTAATAAGTCATTACCTTTTTCATCAAGTAATTTAGCTTTATACTCCTTACCTAAAATAGAACTAAGTAAGAATGCTGCTTCTTGAATGATTTTCTTAATATCAGTTGTTGGTTCATCGTGTTTTTTACACAATCTAAAATATCTTTTACCAATATTCCTATACCAAAATGCTTGTTCATGAGTTAAATTAGTATCGTTTAGTACATCTTTTAGTACGTGTCTTGTTTCAAGTTGTAAATTATCGACAACAACCTCTTTTCCATCGATAATTACTGGTATATTTTTAAGTTCAATTTTGTAATGTTTTGGATTAGGTTTATTAATATTATCTTTTGTCACTTGATTTTTCCTCCTATTTGTGTTATTTTAAAGTTGTAAATTTTTGTAAATAGTCGTTGTTTTAAACGGCTATTTTTTTATATTTTCCTGTTAACATTCTTTATTCTCCTTCGCTTTCAAATTCAATAGATACTCTCATCATTAAATTAATAAACTCACCTCTGGGAAGTTTAATAAGTCTTTGATAGAGTTCTTCAACATCTTTTTCAATATTCCCGTAAAGTAGTTCGTTGACGGTTATTTTACCCATTTTAGCTATCTTTTTTTGTCTTTCTTTGTTAGGAAGAGTAAATCCTACTTCCCACTTTCTAACGTTTGATTTTCCAGCGTTTAGAATGTTTCCGAATTCTTCTAAAGTACAGGCTTTACTGATTCTAATTTCTCTTATCCGTCTACCTACTTCTTTTTTATCGATTTCTTTCATCATTAATACCCCTCTTTTTGTCGTTGAATATTCACTAATGATTTCTGTTTATAAGCTTCAAATAAATCTTCAAAACTGTAATAAATCATTGCAATGTTTAAAATTAATTCAATAGAAAACTCAACCGATTGTTTATAAACTGTGTTATGCACTCGTTTTGAAAATAATTCACCATGTTCAATCTCATTTCTCATAAGTTTAATGTGCTGTTCATTATTCCTATTCAGCACAACAGCCCATCTATCTGACCCAAACACTCTACAATCATCATTTAACAATGATAATGCGAACGCTAAACAATCAGCTAATTCATCTAGTTGTTTTTCAATCGGTGTCTTATGCTTTTTCCAAATTTTGAAAAATCCTATTGCATTGTACCACTCATGAAATTCTTCACTTAATGCTGTTACTATTTTCTCTCGTTCCCAGACTTCCATGTGTTTATCTACTTCATGCTGGATAGTTTGTAATTCTACTAATTTACTGTATAGATCTAAATTTTCCATTCTATTCTCCTTTCTTCTCTATATAAAGTAAAATACTTTCATCTTTTAAATAATTTAAAAATTCTTCAAAATCCTCACAATCATTCTCTTCGTATAATCCATATAAAGTTCCTAGTACCAAGCAGTATCCTATTTCGGTGGATGATGAGGTCTTGATAGATGCTTATAGTTTTACAGAGTTCAAAAATATTCATAGAGCCTAATATATTGACTGCCGCATAGTCCATAGGCCTTTCAATAGATGGGCGCACACCTGCCAGAGCTGCCAAATGTATCACCATATCTATGTGATGGTTTTGAAAAATTTCTTTCAAGCCATTTATATCACGAATATCTTGATAATATAACTGATAAGCATCTGATTTTGTTTCGTTTATAAGGTTTTCAATATCTATTTCTTTATCTTTATATTCAAAATCTTCCGAAGAACCTACACTCTCTAAAGTGTTTCCTATTTTGATTTTATAATCATAAAACATGACATATATCTTTTTTCTTGACATAAAGTTGAGAATGAGTGAGTTGACCGCTTGAATAAAATTGCAGAAATATTGTTTTGAAAAAGCGATGTTTTTAGACTGCAAAAGGACTGCTTTTGAGGGGTAATTTCAATGCTTTTTTTATGCAAAATCAATACTTTTTAAAACGATATTGAAA